CCCACTGAGCGCGCACCGGTCTTAGTGTTCCCGAGCTCCGCGAACTGAGCGAGAAACGCCGCCGAGATTTGAGCATCACATTTGCTAATCACGTTGATAGGGCCATCAGCATACAAGCTCGGTTGGGCCGCGTATGTGTCGAACTTGACAGCGCTATTCTCTACAAGATAGCTCTGCTCAGCTGAGACAAACGCTTGAGCTTGAGCTTCTGCATCATCAATCATCGCGTCAATGTCACCATCAGTGAGCCCGATCTGCTCAGCAACGGCGCGGTCAACAACCACCTTAGGTGTTGGAACAGCCCAACGATCAATCCCAACGCACATCAAATTGGCGATGCGCTGCTTAGTGCGCCACCACCACCACACTGGTCTGAGCATCCCCACGCCCTCGAAGTTGGAACCGGTCCGATTGAGGGTGAGGAGCAGGAGCTTGTTAGCAGGGATGGGCTCGGGTACCTTGCCACCCCCCACCACATTCTGCATCACCCCATCTAGGTGCTGATCGTCTCTGCTCAACCAACGGCTATGAGCGCTCGGCTCACGATCCGCGTAGTGGCTGAGCCACACCCTGACCTTGCCTGTGCTGTCAGGTGCAACCCTGTAGACCTCTTCAGCGTAGCGATAGCCGAGCGGCACGAACTCAAGCAGGTAGCTGAGTTGCTCTTCCCAAGATGAGATCATCTGACCCGCCTGACCATCGAAGCCCCAACACTCATTGGCAAAACGTGCGAGCTCCTCAGCGAACAAGTCACCCTCGACCCCTGGTTCCCATCGCCAAGAGGCTGAGAGCAACGTCTGTCTCAGCATGTGCCAAGAGCGTCTGACCACTGGGTCTGTCCTCAGCATCTCCTCAGCCTCTTGAACCCAGTTGAGACCGGTGAGTTGAGCGTTGCTCTCTTTGGCGATCACTCCACCACTAAGCTGTGTGCCCGATATGCCACGAGCGCCGAACCGAGGCGATAGCGCCCTCATATGTCGAGGTGTGTCACCTGTCTTGGACTCGCTCATGGGGTCTCCTAGGTTTAGCTAAACAGTCGCCATTATACTGATATCCTGCTCATGTGTCACTACTCTTCTGTTCAGTGCTCTCCTGTTCAGTATCAGGGAGCCACTCAGCGACATGCTGATTGAGTTGGACATCCCCCTCTGTGCGATTCGCTACACGCAACTCTGCGAGCTGATTAATGATTGCTGTCTGCATCTCCATGAGCATGTCTGACTTGAGTTGACTGTTGATGTGAGCGTCTCTGAGTCTGGCTATGAGCGCCTGTCTGTCAGCCTCCTTGGTCGCGATGTCGTCCTTGAGCTGCTCGACCTCAGCAGGGTCACGCCCACTGGCCACAGCTAGCATCGATGAGATGGAGCCGGTGAGCATGCCGATGATCCCAATGAGGATGTCACGGTTCTCCTTGACGATGTCCACATAAGCTAAGAACACGATGAGCCCAACGACTAGCCCCATGAATATCACGCTAAACCACCACCCCCTCAGGGTGCGCTTGTCATCATCTGAGTTGTTCATAGAGCTCCATCAACCGCCCGATGAGCGGCGCTAGTTGGTGTTTGAGATAGGGGTACATGTGCGCGAGGATGTACCCAAAGCTGATGAGCGCGCCCCGATAGATCGACCACTCAACCCACTCCAAGAGTTTACGGTGACGAGCTCGGCTCTTGATCTTCTTCGGGCCTCCTACCCTGATCACCTTGGCGTTGCCCTGTGGTGGCTGTAAGTGTTTGATATCTGAGCCCACTGCATAGATCACCTGCAGCTCTCTCACGCCCTTCATCTTGTAGATCCCGACACATGCAAAGCGCGTGTCACGCGGTGTCATCTTGTCAGACCTCGACCGGACCAACGCGAACGCGTCACGAGTGAGGAGCACTTGACCGGCTCGACATAGGCTCATGGTGCGCGCCGCTATATTCTTGGTGAGCCCCTCGAGCTCCACCGGCTTAGCCCCTACCAACACATCTAGCTCACGCTGCTTGACCTCCACCACAGTTCCCCAGTGTATCCCGATTCGAGCGCCAAGCTTGGTGAGCGGTGGGATGGTCATCTGATAGTAGAGCCCGAAGTTGACCGCATCAATCACGCGGTTGAATGACAGCAGGAACCCATCTGACCTGTCGATCTCTCGACCGCCGAAGCGATGCATGAGGGTGCGCGCCCTCCTGTCGTGATACTGAAACAGACGAGCAGCGTCATGAGCGCCGACCTTCTCAACGAACTGAGTCGAGCCTATGAGGTCGAGGAGCACCACCGCCAAGCGTCTCTCTTCATAGGTCTCCTCTTGTCGGCTCATGGCTCAGCGCTCTCACAGTCGCAGTCACCGAACACACAACACTCACAGTCATCACCACACTCACAGCCTGAGCGCTCGCATGAGTGACCGGTGTCACATGAGCATGGCTCAATCTCACCGCACCAAGCGCACACGGTCTCGTCTAGGTCTAGGTCTCTCCACTCCATGTCATCACCTCCACGCCATGCCTCAAGAGGTAGGTCGCGCCCTGACAGGTGAGAGCGACCTGGGAGTCAGTTATAACATAAACCCGCTCAACGCCACTGTGGTGAATCGCCTTGGCACAGTTGAGGCAGGGGGTGCGCGAGACAGCCAACCAAGCACCCATTGTGGAACTCCCGCGACGTGCAGCGTTGACGATGGCGTTGAGCTCTGCGTGATGACAGCCCACCTCAGTCATGGTCCCGCTGATGATCTGCCTAGCGTCGCGCTCACAGTGGTCACCGCCGCACAACTCGCCGCCCCCTCTCGGTGGTCCGTTGTATCCATCACTGATGATCACCCATGACTCAGGCTCAAACAGGACAGCGCCCACATGACCGCGTGGACATGGTGAGAGGTCACCGAGCATCTGAGCTTGTCTGAGTCGAGCTCTGATGTGCTTACTCATACTCATCACTTAGGAGCGCCCTGACCGAGATGGGGAACCGCTCAAGCAGTTGGACCTTGATGGCCTCAGCCGCCAAGCGCGTTTCAAGCTGTACATGCTCAGTGGTCCTAAGCCGGACGAACTTAGCCCAGTTGTGCAGGTTGCCCGACATCCAAAAGGAAGTGTAGAGGGAGACCGGCAAGACGAGCCGAGCGGTTTCACGTGAAACACCTCTGGCTATGAGCTCCTGATAGATCGCCATCGAGGTAGCAGCCGACGAGGTGAACAGCGCTCGACAGTGGTCGAGGTCATCAGGGAGCTCATCAGATGAGCATTGTAGGTTGGTCTCTGCTTGGCGTCTGATCTCCTTTGGCTGATAGACCATGAGGTCCTTGGACGTGTAGCGCCTACTCACTTCGTTGAAGCTGAACGTCCTGTGTCTCATGATCTGACGCGCCACGAACAGAGGGACAGTGAGTTCAAACGTAGCGCTCACATGCTCAAATGGTGAGGTGTGCCCATGTGCTGCCAAGTACCTGATAAGCTTGGCGTCTCTGTCGCTCATGCCGTTGGTGATGTCTGCGCTGAGCTTAGAGAAGCTGACGCGAGCTGCTTGGGCCGGTGTCTCATCTGAGCCCATCGAGTCGAGCAGGATAACCTCACCCACACCATCGTCATAGATCTTCATCAGAACCCCCTTGTCTTTGCACCGCCGACCTTGACGCGGCGTGTCTTGGTTTTGCCTTTAGTCCTAGACTGATAGCGCCTCTGATCAACGGCCTGATCATCAGCCCAGCGCCACATGATGCAGTCATAGCGGAGAGCGTCTAGAGGGTCCTCTCTGCCATCCTTGCGCGGTTGCTCTTTGTTGCGCTCCCACGCGTAGCTCAGCAGAGCCTTGCGTATAGAGTTACCGTTGACCCGCTCCCCCATATCCCAAACTTCACGCGTGATGAGGTATTGACGCCGAGTGAAAGCGCGCTTGAGCTTGCCGACTCCGTTGAGGATGTCGGTTCTGATCGCGTCAGTGGTCGAGCGTAACGGCATGCCTAGACCGTTGGGGGGAGCTGCTCGCATCGCTCGAAATGCGCTTGCACCTGTTTGGTCGTTGCGCGCCTTGCCCGCCTTGTCAGCCGCGCCATTGTCTAGCCATATCCTCTCCCCCGGCGCTGAGCTCTGTAGAGCGCGTGGCCATGCTGTGGTCAGGATGAGCTGAGCGAGCTGAGCCACTGTGACTTCGTTGGGGTTGAACTCAGCACAGATCACATCGGCGTTGAGCTCCTCATCGTGAGCGAGGATGAGCACTGAAGGTTTACGGAACCCCCAGTCAATAGCAATCCGAGCGCTCATGGTTGGCTTGTACTCCCACCCATCGACAACCATCGTTGAGGGGTCGAACTCAGAGTAGACTAGACCGCTTGGTGGCTTAGGTCGATTCATGACCATAGCCTCACGCTCAGCCTCTGGTAAGAGCTTGGTCGCTTCAAACCACTCATCGCTCAGGTTGTCCTGATTGACGTATGACGTGTAGAGCTTAGGCTCACAGCCTGACGCCTCAGCCAAGCGACACCACCACGCATCAGCGACAGGCAGCCCAACGAGGATCATAATGGGTGATGGTCCTGAGCGCAAACGTCCTAGGGCTTTATGCGCCACCTCCTCATCGAGCGTCTGACACTCATCGACCAAGCAACACCCCGATGTGATGTTGAGACCCTCGAGGGGGTTATGGGTTGTGTCGCGTGTGCCAGGCCTGAAGTAGGAGCGACACCAAACCGTTGAGCCTGTCGATGGATCACACCACTGACGTAGAGTGTGGTTATAGACCCAACCCAACGGCCCTAGCCACTTCTGCATCTCAGGCATGAGCACCGAGTTGTAACGGCCATTGGTGTCGGTGACCAAGAGTGTGCTCGTGCCTGCTCTCCACTTGGCTATGAAGAGGATAGCGAACACTAGCGCGCTCGTCTTACCTGCCCCCCATCCACATCGAGCGCTCACCACGCGGTGCTCACTCCTGATGCTGGCGATGATATCCCGCTGCAGAGGGTTGAGCTCTAGGTTCACTTGAGGTGATCCGGATCTTGAGAGAAGGTGCGTTGGATCTTCTCTAGACCCATCCGAGTGAGCTTGTATTCAGTGCGGCTTTGGAAGCCATCACGCCTCACCTCGAGGATCTCCACCACTGTCCCGATCTCAGCCTCTACCATGTCGATTGATCGCCTGAGCCAACCATCACTCTCATCCTCATGACAGATGATGTGGTAGTCACCCTTCACCTTGTAGCTCGTCTTCTCGTGTGGATGCAGTATGCTCCAACTGCGCATCAGCGCGACTCTCGCCTTGGTCATCTCGTATCTCCAAAAGTCGTTGGTCTGTCTGTTCGATCATCTGCACCACCAGTGCAGCTCCCCCATCGTTCACTGTTTGGTTGAGCTCGATCTCACGCTTAAGGCTCCACTCATCTGGGAACCTGCGCTCCAGCAACCATGCGTAGGCTCTCCAGTCTGCCTTCTCTTCACCGAGCGTCTTGACTCTCGATATCATCACCGCCTCACTGAATCGCTTAGCCGCCTCAACCTCATCTGCGAATTCTTCGTCACTATTGACCCAGTCATAGAATGTTGATTTCCCAATCCCACTTAGAGCACAGGCGGCCTTGATGCTCATGGCCTCTCTAAGGTTGGCGAGAAGTTGCTCGCGCGCCGCCTCTCTTTTAGATGGTCGGCCTATCTTCTTGGACTCACCCATTGTGTCACCCCCTTAATTTAGATTGTCCGAATTGACCGACAAATCACGCCTGTCCGTCTCTCCTCATCTTCCGCATCATAGCCTCATAGCGTTTGCGCTCGTCACGCTCTTGAGGCGTCTCAGCCATCAGCCGAGCTTTACGATTCAGCCGTTGACGCTTGAGTCGAGCCTCTCTCTGCTCTGGTGTCTCAGCCGCCTTCTCAGCTCGGCGCTTGGCTCGCTCTCTCTCGTTCCGCTTCTGTCGCTTCTCTTCTTCAGTCATCGCCATTGCGCTCTCTCCTCCTCACCTCTTCAAGTGTACGCTCGATGTGTAGCAGGAGCTCCATGCTGTGATCGTGCATCTCTTGCCCATGCTCATCGATGCTCAGGAGGATGAGCCGCTTGAGCTCAGTGAGCACCCTGATTCCATCTTTGTCTTGTTGGTTCTTCATGTCAGTCACACTAAGCTAGATAGCTCCGGTTAGGGTCATAGAGTTCTTCAATCTCAGCGAGCACAGAAGGCTCTCTCTGGCGAGCCTTGAAGAGCAACAGCCCTTGATCAACTGCATGCATGGAGACATCGAGTTGTCCTTGATAGTGCTCTGTGCTGATCTCCTTAATCCTGTTCTTGTCAGGTGACTCAGATGAGAGGATTGATACGATCTCCTTGATGATAACGCCATCTAGCTTAGACGAAGCCTCAAGCTCCCTATCTGTCGGATTTTTTACGCTATCCATGTGGCACCGAGCAAACATGATGTCCTCTTGGAGCCACCATGTAACCCAATTCTCTTTCTCGCGAATCTCATCACGACACGCCTTAAGCGCCTCATCCTTAGTCATCCCAAAGTCATATAGTCTCTGCACGTTAACAGGATCATCGATCTGAGGGTTGAAGTCTGCCTCATATCTCTTGGTTCGATTATTTCTTGTTAGCTTCATAATTTGTCCTTCTCTTAGTATGGCTTATTGACCCACTGTGGAGTCTGAATAGGCTGAGCCCAAGGCTGATCCGCGATGCTCGACGCGATGTTTGGATCAGGAGGCAGGAGGTCACCTGGCGCGAGGTCATTGGCGTCACGCTGCTTAGGGTCTAGCGCTCTCCACTGATCGGCGGTCACCTCCCAACGGCGTTGACCATCAACCTCATAACTTCTGAGCTTGCCTTGGATGAAGGCCTTGGAGCCCTTCTTGAGCTGACGCATGACGCGCTCTGTCTGTTGGCCCCACACCTTGATGTAGTGCCACTCTGTCTCAGTCTGCCACTGATCGTTGACCTTGCGACTCGTCGAGGTTGCGAGGCTGAACACCGCATACTCTGCACCGCTCGGTGTGCGCTTGAGCTCTGGGTCTTTGCCCAAATTCCCGATGAGGGTTATCTGATTGATCATTGCTTCATTGCCTCCACGAGCTCAGCCACTTCATTAACGAGGTGACCGCCGCGTTGGTGATTTTGGTGATAAGCGTAGATGATAGCCTTGATGAGCGTCGAGCGTGTGCAGCCGAGCTCCTTGGCCTTGCGTAAGATGAACGCGTCCTGAGACTCGGTGAGCCTGATGCTTGTAGGGGATCTCTTCAATGGTTCTCCAAATGGCTCACGTCCCGCGCGTATCTACTCGATCTGACCTGATTAAATTATGACAAGACGTGAGCCATATACAGTGTAGTCACTTGAGCCTACATGTCAAGCTCAACCTCAATCTCACTTCGGATTGGACAGGACCCATGAGAGTGAGGAGCCGACAACCGGCTAGGGATGACCCCCCCCGCTGAGCGTTTTAATCAGGGGGGGGATCTGCACTGACACAGGTAGAACCAACAACCGACAATGCACAGAGGGTCATAGCACAAACGACTAAAGCCCACAACCCTGCGTCAACATCGGTTGTGAGCTCTCATCGTGGCTGTCATCCACCCCTGTCCCAAGCCTGCCGAGGGTTAACCCAGTTGTTTAGAATGGCTCGGCAGACTCTAAAAGGGTGACCATCCTACACGCGCCAAGATCACAGGTCAACGCTAGAGTGATAAACCCTCAGGCTAGCCACATGACCACGCTCATCAATCCGATAGTGAATGACTGTGGTCGAGCCGGTGAGCGTGATCTGATGGAGCTGCAGACGTCCACGCAGGCTGACCTCTTTGATGACTGGCTCACCTTGGCAGACAGCCCACCCCCAACGCCCTACACCATCGAGGTGCAGTGTTGAGGTGAGCTCAACGATTGCCCCATCTTCAACGAGGAGGATGGTGCCACTCGGTCCTGACTCTAGCGTGAAGTGCTCGCGATGCATCACAGCCCCCACGCCTTGAGGTCTGGATTGTTCCGCTGTCGTCGGTCGTCACCTACCATCTGAATGGGCGCTCCGAACATCGCATTGAGCCTCGACATCACAGCGCTGTTCCGATCAAAGAGCTGAGCGACCTCACCAGGGTTGAGGTTGCTAGTCATGATGATGGCGAGCTTGCCACCTGCCCATCGCTCATACATTGCCCCAATGATCTCGACGGTGGTCGAGGTATACCAGCTCGACCTCTGAGCCTTACCCCCGATACCGCCGAGCTCATCGAGAAGTAGCACATCACAGCGATCCAACCAACCGCGTAGAGGGTCGCGCTTCTGCTTCTCACCCCAAGTGTCCTTGATGCGATTCATGATCTGAGTGTGACTGGTGAACATGACGCGCTTGTTCCTGAATGCTGCCCATCGAGCGACGCCATAGAGTAGTGATGTCTTGCCATTCCCAGGTTGACCCCACAAGAATGAGCAGGGAGCGTGAGGCTGTTGAGGGTCCACGATGTGGTTGAGCATAGCCGTGACCTTAGCCTCTTGAACTTGGGTGTCCCACTCATAGCGTCTAAGGTGCATGCCCTGAGCGTCAGCAGGTAACTCCAAGTCATTGAGCCTCTTAGCCTTGCGTCTTGGGATCTCACAGAAGGGGCAGAGCCTTACTGAGTTGCGCGTCTCAGGAATTCGTAACCACCCCTCGTCGCATCGGCCGCAAAACTCAATGGCCTTCACGGTGAGCCGAGGAGCTCCCTCATCGATCATGTCCTCATCCTCGAGGTTCTCACCGGTGAGGTGTGAGTAGTCGAGGAGCTGCTTTGGTGGTCGAGCTGTTGAGGGGTCCTGTTGCCTCATGTGGAATGTTCGCTTGAGCTGTTGAGCTTGGCGTCTGATGTTGTCGAACTCTGGGCCGGTGCCTAGTCGTTGCATGTTGGTTCTCCTGTGTCAGTAGAGTGGCTTAGGTCGATAAGCGGTTGTTGGTTGGTTCATCTTATTCTGATTCTTGCGCCTCCACTCAAGCTTCTTCTGAGTGTTGCGCTGAACTCGCAGAGAGTACTCATAGGCTTCGAGCAGTGAGCACTCATTGTCTGCAGCGTGTTCTCTGAGCATGCTGAGTTGGAAGTCAGTGAGGTGTGAGAGCTCAGGAGGTAGACTAGAATCATCCACCTCAACAGCTACTACAGCCACGCTTGGCTGATCGTCCTGAGCTGGCTGTGATGTCTGTTGAGTCTCCTCTGTTGTCTCTCTGTTGTATTCCTCGGTTGTACCCTCGGTTGTATTGTAGCTCATTATGAGCGTAGGGGTTAGCTCACTATGAGCTAAGGGGGTTAGCTCACTATGAGCTAAGGGGGGCTCTATGTGAGCTAAGGGGGGCTCTATGTGAGCTAAGGGGGTTAGCTCATTATGAGCTAGGGTCTGTGAGCCCATGATCGCTTTGATGTTGATTCGTGTGACTGCTCGGTGGTGATGGACCTTGCCATTAACAGTCTCTCGACGCTCGGCTACACGAGAGATCAGACCGAGCTTGACTAGCTCTGTGAAGGCTCGGCGCACTGAGGTATCCTTCATACTCATGCGCTTGCTCACGTCCTTGGAGCTGCACTGGCTTTGCCACGTCTGCCAATTCACAATGTCGAGCACACCCAACAGAGTGAGCTTGGTGTTGGGCTTGAGCTCTAGCGCGTAGATCTTGCGCCTAATATCATGCTCAGTCATGTCAGTCCTCGAGCTCGATCAATCGATCAGGATGGTGGATGAGTCGGCGAGCCCCATCCCAAACACACTCATGCATCGCTTGGAGCAATTCGAGGTCATCAGGCTCTGAGCCGAGGAGCTCTTTAACGCTGCCTACCTCATCCTCTCTCACGTCTAGGTAGGTGATCCGGAACCGCACATCATCGCAGAGATTCTTGAGAGCCGGGTTGAGGTTGGGGTTGAAGTCGTGAGGCTCAAAGATGTGAAGAGAGGTGAGCCTGCAAGCTGTTGAAGCTAGTCGTCTAGCTAGGTCAGGCTTAGCGTTGTACTTGCCTTTGAGGATGTTGATGAGGTGCTGTCCAGTGATGTCACATGATCGAGCAAGCGCGCTCATGAGTCGGCGCTCTTTGAGTTCGTTGAGCTTGAGCTCATTCATTTGGTTCTCCATGTCGTGGTGTCAGTGACCGGCGGTCACCCTTAAGTCTTAATCTACAGGCATCTATACACATAGTCAATTTAATTTATAAACTGTGTTTGACATTAGGTGAGGAGCATGCTAGATTGATCTCACCAACAACCTTCACAGAGGAGTTCACATGAGACTCATCAGAGATTTGATTCTACTCGCCATCGTCACCGCCGGTGTCACCAGCTGCTTTGTACAGCTCAGCGCTGTCTATGATGCCAACATGAGGTCTGAGCGCGTCCGGTGCGTCGAGTCACATCGTAACGCTAATTGGCTCCACATCGAGTTCAGGTCTGAGGCCCACGCTGAGAACTGGTGTGACGCCCACCAAGATGAGTGGCGCTCACTCGTCAACGCTCGTGTCCTCTCTGCAGCTGCTAAGCTCGACGCTCAGCTCGATAACCACTAATCACTCACACTCACACAGGAGTAACACACATGTCTATTTGGATCCCCAAGAACCCCGGCGAGGCTATTGATATGGCTCGTCTCCTCAGTCCCAACAACGCTCAAGATCTCATCATCCTCCACGCTGCGTTTGGTCGATTCTTCGATGGTGATATGGGCACAGTCCTCACACAGTCATTCATGATCAAGGGTACACCTGGCCTCAAGGCTGATGCTCTCGCTGGCATCTGTCGGAGGTCTGGCCTCTGTCGCTTCATCCGCGTCACCGCTTGGGATGATCAGCGTTGTGTGATCGAGACAGCGCGCACCGATGAGCCGGAGGACGTGACACATCACTTTGAGTTCACGATGCAGATGGCTCAACAGATGCAGATCAACCGAGGTCGCCAGTGGCAGACCATGCCCAAGACCATGCTGCACAAGCGCGCTCTCTCGTTTGGTCTTCGCGCTGTGTTCCCTGATGCGCTCGGCTCACTCTACAGCATTGATGAGTTGGCAGACGCCAAGGATATGAGCGCCGATGAGCGCGACCAAGCCATCGCTCGTTCACTCGGTGAGGACGCACCTAGCCGAGCTCCTCGACCTCAGCACCACTCAGCGCCACCACGTCAGCAGTCACAGCGACCACAGGCACAGCCACCCCAACAGCACCGCAAGATTGAGCGACCCGCCAACAGGCTTCACGACTTCAGCTCACTTGAGGGGATGCAGAAGGCTGTTGAGGCTTGGGGCCTTGACCCAATGGAGGTCAGCCAAGCCACAGAGGAGCGATGCCCCAAGCCACCCAGTCAGCTTGAGACGCATGAGCGCGAGTTCTTTTTCTACTCGGCCCTCGCCTCAGACCATGTGAGGACCACTCCATCAGTGGTCGAGGGATGGTGGCGAGCCCCGATCACGTCACTGAAGCCTCATCATGAGAGCATGGCTGAGCAGTTCCCCATTCTCAAGTTCATGCTGCCAAAGAGCTTCGGGCCTAAGCTACCCTATGGCGCATTCATGGAGACCCTGCGCGTGACGAACGAGGCTCATGATGATCTGCGTGATAAGCTCTTGGCCATCCTCGATCAGATGGATGCCACTGACTGGAGCGCTTATGACTACGCTGTCAACGTCATCGAGGAGTTCAACGCTCACGCTAACGCATAACCGCAAGCGTAGTGGCACCCACAGCGATCACGCTCACACCAACAGTGACCCATGTGAGACGCTCGGTGCTCTTGCGCTCCTCGAGGAGGTTGGCGCGCTCGATCCTCAGGCTATCCTCTAGCGCATCAATGACCGCCTGCTGATTGACGCTAGTGGCCTCAGCCTCTTGACGCGTCTTATTGAGCAGCTCGTTGGCTGACTCAGCACACGTCGAGGTCGCGAGATTGACAGCGTCCTGACAGTAGGAGCCCATAGCCTCAGCGCGTCGCTTGAGTTGCACCCACTCATGAGCGCGCACAGCAAACCGCCGACCTTGGGGTAGGTCGAGCACCTCAGCCTTGATCGGGTCCACCTCGTCACCCATCCAGATCTGATGAGCGGGGAGCTGTGGTGACCAAGGCGTGAGCATGAGGATGAGAGCGATCACTTGAACTCTCCACACACCAGGTCATGGTTGGCGTCGAGCGCTGCCTTGACCTCTTGAGCACAGACGCCTTCACAGTCAATCGCACAGTCTGCAGCTGCTTGAGCCTTAGCGCCGATGAGGTCAGCGCGAGCTTGGGTGAGTCTTGCCTTGGTGTCCTCGAGCTCGAGCACGATCTTAGCGCGCTCGATCTCTTGGGTCTCCTTCATCGCGCGAGCTCCCTCGCCCACCCCTGCAGCGTAGAGACCCACGCCACAGATGAGCACGATGAGCCCGACTCCGGCCCAAGCCAAGACCTCTCTGTCAATGTTGAGTGGTGGCATCATCATGATCAGTCAACCATGCAGACCAGAGCAGGCACGAGACCCGCAACGCGGTCAGTGGTGTCAGACCACGCCTGAGGGAGTACGCGACCCAAAGTCGGCGTTGCGCCGATTGTGAGCTTACCTGCTGTGGAGCTCGCGCCGAAGCTCGCACCCTGAGACGAGACAGCGCCATCAACCAAGACATCCACCACACCATCAATGACAAGCTCACACACGAGCACGTCAACCGCTGGCTGATCAGGGTCATCTTGGATCTGCACAGTGCGACAGTTGGACGCGATGCCCTGAGCGGTGCCTGATCCATCGTATGGTTCTAAGATGTTGGAGGCGTTGAACTTCACAAGCATGCCGTTCGACACGCTGGATAATCTCTTCTGTGTGATTCTCATTCGAGGACCCTTACTGTGCATGTGATTTGTTTGGTGTCCACACCGTTTTGAATGTAGTAGATCGTACCCCCCTGAGAGTGGAGATACATACCGATAGACAGTGCCGCCCCTGCTGAGCTCAGATCTACAAACGCTCGTGCCTTGCTGCGCTTGGTGGACTGTCGAGCGAAGAAAGCGCGCGGTCCGTAGAATGCCGCCCCGTTCGCTGTGCCCCACTGCACCTCAACAAACGCGTCAGTCGAGCAGTTGGATGGTAGGATAACATCATACTCAATTTGATACTTGTAGCCCGGCTGCAGTTGGAGCCCCTTAATCCATTCAGCCGCTGGGTTGTTACCCGCTAGACGAGTGATAAAAGACACCTGACTAGTAGTGGTGGTCTCCATCAATATGTTCGGGGTGCTATATGTGCGGCGCAGATTGTCGAACCACCCCTCTGATCCACTGAAGGCGATATTGAATTGAGTGGTGGTGTACCCCACGCTAGTGCTCAGCCCCCTGATTGATGCCACCCTGTTGAGAACTGGTGTCCTGACATCAAAGCCGCTGCTGGCGCCCGCTATGAGATCCGCATTAGCCACACCTGTCGTGTCCACATCGCTCAGGTCTCCAAGCGCCTGAGTGATTGCGCCCACGCGGTCAGGCTCTTGAGAGTTGACCTGGGTTGTGTTGTGGCTCACGCGATCCTCTCAATCACTAGATAGCCTAGCTCAGCCTGTCGGTTGCCTTGGTTCGCAACCGTGTTGATGTTGGTGCCGGTGGAGGTGAGCCGGACATCAATGGCGCTCGTACCGCTCGAGATGCTGACAATCGCTGTAGCTGGGTTGTGACAGTCGAGGTCATCCTGAGCGCAGAAGCCCGCCCCATTCACCACAGACCCCCCGCTGTAGATTGAATACTCGACGCTGCCTGCTGACGAGAAAGACAACGCGACAACAGCCGTGATCTTATACGTGCCAACAGGTAGTGTCACAGAGCTCACCCAACTTGACGAGCTCGTCACAGAAGCGCCGTCAATACCTGCGTGTGGTGAGCTGTCGTAGAACTCGACCACGTCACCGCTCGCGACACCTGACGCACCAGAGTCACTGTAGGCTTGGGATGCCCCCTCACCGATAAACACGCTGGTGTTAGTGATGGGGTTGTCTCCGATCTCCCACGCTGACGAGGTTGAGTTATAGAGCAGTGCCTTGCCATCAGCTACACCTGTGGTGTCCACATCACTGAGGTTGCTCAGAGCCTGAGTGATTGCGCCTGTACGGTCTGGCTCTTGAGCGTTGACCTTGTTGGTGTTGTGGCTCATCAGATGATCTCCCAATTGGTGCCGGTGCTCACGAGCGTGATCGCGCTGTATTGAACATCCAGTGTGTAGTCAGTGCTAGACCCATCAATAGTGCGGGTCTGTGGATCGATGGTGATGGTGCCTGTGCCCATATTCTTGACCCTGATCTCATCGCCAGCGCTATAGCCTGATGTGGCTAGCGTGATGGTGAATGTGCCTGTGCAGCTGTAATGATAATTCGCCTGAGCGTTGGCAGGGTCAGCAGTGATGGCGCTGTATGTCACGCCACCACCACCACTAGGCAGGTTGGTCAACTGACTCCCATCAACCGCAGGTAGACGCGCCGATCCATCGAGTTGAACCACGTTAGATGCTGATGTCCCAACATCGAGCGCGGCAGCTGTCCCGAGCGTTGGTGTTCCACTCAAGTCTGAGTAAGCGCCTGTGGTCGCTACCGTTGCGAGTGTCGGTGTTCCGCTTAGATCTGAGTAAGCGCCTGTGGTCGCTACCGTTGCGAGTGTCAGTGTTCCGCTTAGGTCGCTATACGCTAAAGTGGCATCTACCCAAGCCGCA